GGCGCTTTATCATTGCCGACAACGTCGGATACGGTGAAAACGATTGGGATATGCTCGCCAATGAATGGGATGCTGAAGAGTTAAGCGAATGGGGGTTGGAAATACCTAATTTTGAAATAGATCACGAAGAGCCAGAGGTGGAAGAAAAAATCAAAAAACTATCGGATAGATTTATTATCCCCCCCTTCTCTATCCTTGATACAAAGCTTGGTATTTGGCAACAACGCAAAAATTATTGGCTTAGCTTAGGCATAAAAAGTGAAGAAGGAAGGAAAGAAGGATGTACTTACTCAAAATCAGCACAATCTCCAAAATTTTACGAAGTCAAATCAGAATTAGCAAGGAAAGGACTGCCAAATGATATTGATTCAACATATAATGAATGTATAAAAAGGGGATATAGTTTATTTGGCACAGAAAATGGCAGTACTTCTATATTTGACCCCGTCCTTTGTGAATTATCCTACAAATGGTTTAATACGCCAACCGGAAAAATCCTCGACCCTTTTGCCGGAGGTTCGGTTCGTGGAATCGTGGCAGCAAAGTTAGGCTTCCAATACTTAGGCAATGACTTAAGCGCAACTCAAATAATAGCAAACCGTGAAAATGCAAAGGAAGTTTTACAAGATGCAGAGTTATATCCAACGTGGACGACCGGCGATAGCTTACAAATCGATACAATTGCAAAGGGATACGATGCCGATATGATATTTAGCTGTCCTCCTTATGCAGACTTAGAGGTTTATAGCGATGAAAAAGAAGACCTATCAAATATGACTTATGAAAACTTCTTGAAAGTGTATCGTGAAATTGTGCGCAAATCATGCGAAAAATTAAAAAATGATAGGTTTGCCGTTTTCGTCGTCGGTGATGTAAGGGATAAAAACGGACTCTATAAAAACTTCGTAAGCGAAACTATAAAGGCATTCATCGATAGTGGGTTATCACTTTATAACGAAATGATACTTGCGAATTCAATAGGCAGCGGTGCTATGAGAGCAGGGAGACAATTCGCAAATGCAAGAAAGGTCGTTAAAATACATCAAAACGTGTTGGTATTTTACAAAGGCAATCCAAAAAACATAAGGACTAATTATCCCGAATTAGACTTGAGTTACATGGAAGAAGAGGAAGAAAACGAAGAATAATAAAAACTTGAAAAGTAAGTTACATAACTATGGGCAGAAAAGGTTTAGTTTGCAACCCGACGGGTAAAGGCGGTTTTCGAGACAATCCGCAGAACAAAAGCACAGGAAGCTGGTCGAAAGATAGCAGCGTCTCGTATTGGTATAGATATTTTTTCTCTTTGACGGTTGAAGAGTTTAAGAAGTTTCCAAGTGAAAAGCCAGAAAAGATACGGCTAATGGCTTGCGAAATAGCTTACAATGCAGTTTTGAAAAGTAGAAAGGACTTACCATATCTCAAGGAGATTACAGACAGAACGGAGGGCAGAATGGTAATAAGTCAAAACTCGAGCACCGTTTCAGTAACTGTCAATCCATTTGAGGAGCTAATGAAAAAAGCAACCGCAAAAGATGACGAATGAAAAATACATATCAATTTTCAAGTCATGGCAAGCAGATTGGAATCTATTTGTTCGTGATGTCTTAAAGGCACGGCTCGACAAAGAACAACAAGCAGTTATTAACTCCGTGCAATTCAATAAGATGACGGCGGTCGCAAGTGGAACGGCACGAGGGAAGGATTTTGTGGCGGCGTGTGCTTCGTTGTGCTTTTTATATTTAACCCCTAAATTCAACAAAGAAGGGAAGTTGATAGAAAATACAAAGGTGGCTCTGACGGCACCCACAGGGCGGCAGGTTGGGAATATTATGGTTCCCGAGATACGTCGTTTGATGAGAAATGCAGGCGTGCTCCCTGGCCGTATCGTGGCAAGTGATGTCAGAACTGATTACGATGAGTGGTTTTTAACAGGGTTCAAAGCGGACGACTCAAATACAGAGGCATGGGCTGGCTTCCATGCCGTCAACACAATGTTTGTAGTTACAGAAGCCTCCGGACTATCCGAGACGATTTACGATGCCATAGAAGGGAACTTGCAAGGGAACTCACGGCTCTTAATTGTGTTCAACCCTAATATTTCATCCGGATACGCTGCAAACTCCATGAAAAGTGATCGGTTTGCAAAGTTTAGACTCAATTCATTAAACGCAGAAAATGTGGTTAATAAAAAAATAACAATTCCAGGCCAGGTCGATTACGAATGGGTTAAAGACAAGGTGCTTAATTGGTGTATTCCAATTGCTAAAGAGGAAGCCGTTGAGGGTGATGGTGATTTTGAGTTTGACATTGAAGGAGAAAAACGATTTTATAAACCCAATGATTTATTCCGTGTGAAAGTTTTAGGTATGTTCCCTAAGGTATCCAATGACTCTCTAATACCCTATGAATGGATCGAGATTGCAAATAAAAGATGGAATGAATATCGGGAGAAAGGCATCACATTTGATGGGATTGAAAGAGTTGGTATCGATGTTGCCGGCATGGGAAGGGATGAAAGCGTTTTTTGCCATAGAGTTAAGAATGTCGTTTCACATTTTGAAGTGTATCAATCACAGGGCAAGGCAGATCACATGCACATTGCAGGCATGGCGGTGTCTATCTTAAAAAACGAAAACAATTTTGCGTTTATCGACACGATTGGAGAGGGGGCGGGTGTTTATTCACGATTGCTCGAGCTTGGCTACAATAACGCAATCTCTTGTAAGAATTCAGAAGGTGCAAGCGGTCTGACAGACGTTACAGGCGTTTATACTTTTGCCAATATGAGAGCATATCTGTTTTGGTCAGTCAGAGATTGGCTTGACCCAAAAAACAAGAACGAAGTGGCACTTCCAATCGATGACAAATTGATGGAGGAGGCAACTACTATAAAGTGGCACTTCCAATCAAACGGTAATATAATAATTGAGCCAAAAGAAAAGATCGCTGAAAGAATACACCGATCAACAGATAGATTTGATTCATTGGCTCAAACGTTTTACCCAATAACAAAGTCAAACTTCGAAGAGATAGACTTGAAGTCATTAAACGATTTAGTATAATTTAATTTTGAAAAACTTACTATCATGGCAACAACAACGGACGGAAACGATTTGGCATTTTTAACGGATGCCGGCATCTCAATTGATGACAAAATAAAACAATTGAAATACAAAAGCATAGTGATTCCTGTATGGAATGATTTACAAAAAGAATACGACAAAAAGCAACACCCTGTATTTGCCGACCCAAACTACAAAGACGAGATAAAATCAACAGGCGAAGTGACGAAAGTATCACGAATTGGCCTTTCTTTGCAGAAGCTTGCAGCGGATCGTATGACAGAACTAACATTCGGAATACCCGTTAAAAGAATTTACAAGGCCACCACCCCAGATGAACAAAAAGCGGCCAAAATCCTTGAAAAAATATACTTGAAAAATAGGATCGATAGTGTAAACATTGATCGTGGTACGAGTCTTTTTGCGTCGTGTGAGTTTGCTACTCTCTGGTATGCAGTAGCAGAACAAAACAGCATTTACGGGGAGCCGTCACCGTTAAAATTAAGGTGCAAAACATACTCGCCTATGAATGGCGATTTTATATACCCTCTTTTTGATGACAATGACGATCTTATCGCTCTGTCTTTCTTATTTAGCAGATCAGATGGGGACAAGACTACTCAATATTTTGACACATTTACAGCAAACAGGCGTATTCGATGGGCACTGCCACAGGGCGGCGGAGGATGGGAGGAGGAAATCAATGAGGAAATAAAACTCGGAAAGATACCCGCAGTATATTGCTATCGGCCGACACCTATTTGGGAGGATACCTCAAACGAAGTTTCAGAAATTGAATGGACACTCTCACGAAATGGGAACTACATACGCAAAAACGGGAAGCCTTTGTTTGCTCTTTTTGCTGACAAAGAAATTAAATACGGAGGTGGAAATGAAAATGATTCATTAGCCGTACGCCAATTTCCACAAGGATCGTCGGCGCAATACATTACGTGGTCGCAGTCAGTTGATAGTATCAAATTGCAAATCGATAACATATACAAAGCATTTTTCACGCAGTTACAACTGCCGGACATGTCATTTGACTCTATGAAAACGACTCCAATGTCGGGTGAAGCACGGAAAATGATGTTTGTTGATGCTTATTTGAAGGTGTTAAAGGAAAGGGGGCGCCTATTAGAATCATTAGATCGCGAGATGAATGTCATACGTGAATATGCTAAAATAATGTTCCCACAATACTCAAATGCCTTTGAAACGTTAAGCATTGAGCAATCAATCACGCCTTACACCATATCAGATGACAAAGAAACTATTGGTAATTTGATGACAGCAACCGGAGGGAAGCCAATCATTAGCCAAAAAGAAGGCGTTGAGTTTTTAGGGTGGTCAGATGATGTTGAGGCTACAATGCAGCAACTACAAGACGAAAACATGAGCAGCATAACACAACCAACACTATGATAGACGATTTTATTTTGGAAGCCGTGTGGGCGATGATTAACGAGAAAACGAAGCAAGGGATAACTCCATTGTATATAACGAAGGTTGAGTTTATGAATCAAGTTATACGCTCACTTAATCAACTTTACAAGGATGGAAAGATTGAAGTCGGTGATACCCTTAACGATAAATACATAAAGATTAAATAATTTTATGGACGCTTGGGAAAAACAGCACGCTCAAAATATTGATTCTTATTCAAAGCAAATTGATGAGATATTCAGAAATGCTTCAAAAGAAGCGGCACTGATTGGAGTGTCAATTACTAATTTTAACCCGAACAAGCCATTTTCATTCAAAGACTATCCGCAGACAAAGAAAAGAATAGATAACCTTTTGCAAACCGTTTATAAGAGATCCGAAGCGGTGATCGTCAACGGCATAAAAAAAGAATGGGATCAAAGCAATGTTAAAAATGATGCCTTTGTTGAAAATGTAATAAAAGAAAAATACAAGGGCGTCGATCCAAGTCAATTCACTTCATGGTTCGATCACAATGATAAGGCGTTAGAGATGTATCTTTCAAAAATATCCAACAAAAGAACTATCTCAGAGCGTGTATGGAAACTTACTGATCAATTTAGAACAGAGTTAGAGATGGCTCTGGATATAGGGTTCAGAGATGGAAAATCCGCCGATGAAATATCGAGAGATATACGCAAGTATTTACAAAACCCCGACGCATTATTCCGAAGAGTACGAGACGAACACGGGGTGTTACACCTTTCAAAACGAGCAGCGTCTTATCATCCCGGACAGGGCGTTTATCGAAGCAGTTATAAGAATGCCAGACGTCTGGCAGCTACTGAGACAAATATGGCATATCGGTACGCAGACAATGTCAGATACAATCAACTTGACTTTATCGTTGGGTATGAAGTCCATTTGTCAGGAGGGCATAAGATCAAGGATATTTGTGACGACTTTGCCGGCTTATATCCGAAG